GCAGTGAATTTCTTCCCAGATGATAACCAATCTGGATTTATAAATAAGACACCGTTGTTGGAAACAAAATACGAAAAGGATTCATCAAGATTTACGTTCAAAGGTACTTTACCAGAACCAGTTGATTTCTTTCCAAATACATCAGCACCTGGGTTTGAAATAAAAACAGCACCACTCGAAACAAAATACATACAGGACGTTAGTAGATTTACATTCAAGGGAACTCGTGCAGATGCACCAAATGTGAACTATTTCCCAGATGATTTCAATAGTGGATTTACAACACTAGCTCAGCCTCTTTCTACCGAGTATCAATCTGATATATCGAGGTTTACATTCAAGGGAACTCGTCAGGACGCACCATCTGTTGATTATTTACAAAATAATCCTGCATCTGGATTTGAGATACTAACACAGCCTCTTCAAAGTAAATACAAAAAAGAAGTTAGTAGATTTACTTGGGTAGGTACAAGACAAGATTCTCCGGAAGTTGATTTCCTAAAAATTCCAAATGGTAATCCAAATTCTATAAATGGATTCACGAGATTATTTGCCGATGTAACTGATACTAAACTTTCAGATTCATTCTCAAGATTTTCAATAGAAAGTGCAAACAGTTTTTCTTCTGTAAAGAAAGTCCCATATACAAAGTTCTTTGGTTTCTTACCAATTGAACGTTCTGGATTTTTAGTTGGAATGACAAATGTCAATTCTTCACTATACCCACTATTCAATCCGAAATTGACACCAGATGATCCGGCAGGAACTAGATTTTCAATAGAAGGACAACGTAGTCAAAATAGAAGACAAATGACCGATAACGTTGCGAAGTACGCTCCAAAAACTCTTGGTGGTTTATTTTGGTCAGACGGAATCAATACTGGAACAGCAACTCTTGATAATCAAGTTCCGTACATAAAAACGAAAGAACCTGATTCGTTTGGAAGTACATACTTCCGCAAATATGAGAAGTTGGCTAAAGATTCAACTGAAAGTCTTGGTTACTTGACAAAGTGGGCAATAACTAGGAGGTCACCTTCACCACTTGATGCTCAATATAATAAGTACAAGCTTCAAGCTGAATCAACAAACTACGGTTCTCCAAATTCCCTTCAACCTTATGTTGTTCGCGGTATTCAACGAGACGGTGAAGTTGAAAATCAGCGTTGGGGGTTTGGTGTAAATTTCGATGATGGATTTGTACGGGGTGGAGTAGTCACACAAGTTGAGAGAATATTTGAAGACTTGAAACGAATAGGTCAATGGTCTCTTAGTACAAAAGGATTGATGTTCAATATACGTCAACTTGCATTACAAGTTATGAATCCTGTTACGGATGTTGACCCCGATAATAAATTCACAAGTGGAATAATCGGACTACCTTATCCATCGACTATGTTGTATAATCCGTTTTCTCTTGTAGCTAATATAGCAACGGCTAGAATAGGTCTACATTTACCTCGTCATGGTATACTACCGTTCAGTAATATTTTCTTGAATAAATACGAAACAGCTACTAAAAATAGAGAACTAAAATTAGATACATCGAACCCAGCATACAAATCTTGGGAAAATGTATCAAAACCTTCATCTAACAACAGAGACCCAGACGGAAAAAGTAGATTGATAGGTTTGATGAAAGAACTTTTGCCTAATTCGTTTAGTCCAATCGTATCATCAACTAGGACACAGATTCCATCACTTCCATCGGAAGCACAGCAAGCTATTGATACGGCAAGAGGATTAGATTCATCTAGTCCGGATGCCGCAAAATATGCAGAAGATAAAGCAAAACAAATACAGACAGACGTGAATAACGGAAAAGAGGCATATAAAAATCCTGGACAGGGGTCTACTAATGCTTCTGGATTTGGTGAATCATCTACTATAAATCGTTTGACAACATCATTTGGAGGACCAAATTCATTTTTGGGAATTGGTGGAACAACATTCAACAGAGCAGGTCATCCGTATCTTACATACTATACAACAAACCCAGATTTGTATGACTCTAAACATCCTTCATATAATGATTTCATGAAGAGAGATACATATTTTGCGGCAACCAAAACATACGGTGATGTTTTACTATCCAATAGCACTATTAGAGCTTTGTACTATCTACTCGGTGGAGACGCAAATAAACCAGCGGATATTCCAACATTGGATAGTGTAGATGTTCCTGTTCAGAAGGGTGTGAAGGATATACTGAAAGCATCGTTATCATTGTCCGCAGAATATCCACTTGAAAACACTAGATTGTTTGCAACAACCAAATATGATCAGGCAATTTCAACCAAGAAAAAAATATCACAAGGGCCACAGGTTGACCCAGAAGGTATTCCTGGTGCTATACGAAGATATAGAACTTCAAATTATGATCAACTGAAACGTAATGATAGACGTAGGAGTAGTAAATTCAATGATTTTAGAGGTTCAATTACTTTGGACGAGAAGACAAAGGCATTTGTTACAAATCCAGATATTGCTAGATTCGATACAAGAAATCTAACAGATAGATATGGATTTGGCGATCAAGGTGAACCTGGAGCTCAACGAGACCTTCCATATTTGAGTACAATTCAATACTCAAGATTTGCAAAGGAAGGTATATTCAATTCAGGTGAGAGTGAATTCAAAGATTATGCTGTATCTTCTGAAAAGATAATAGATGGACAAAAACAGAAGTTTAGAGGAGACAGAATAAATATCATAGATTACAAGCGAGCAAATTTCAACATAAACACAAACTTGGTTTATGAAAAAGGGGAATATACTGACCAATTACCTGGTGCTGACGATTTGATTGAATTTTACTTTTCAAGTCTTGTATTGAGTGGTCATAAGAATTGCCCAGCCGAAGTTATTGTATTTAGAGCATCATTCAATAGTATAACTGATAATCACAATCCATCTTGGAATTCTGTAAAATATATGGGACGTGCAGACCCACTATATGTATATCAAGGGTATGAAAGAGAAATATCATTTGGATTTACAGTACACATTGGTTCTCGTGATGAAATGAAAGCTTCTTGGAGAAAGTTAAATTATCTTGCTTCTTGGACTGCCCCTGAGTATATTAGAAGTGGATTGATACGTGGACCTATGATTCGTTTGAATATAGGACACTTGTATAGAAAAATGCCTGGATATATTTCTTCACTTTCATATACATTTGATAATTCACAAACTACATGGGAAACCGCAAAATTACCTGAAGATATGGCACTAGCAGACCCAACAGTTTCAAAACGAGTCAAACCTGGAGTTTTACAGCTACCTAAGCACGTAGATGTAAGTATCTCATTTGTTCCTGTTGGAGTTTACAGACCAGAATTCCGTGGAATTATGTATAGTCTTTATGATGACCGTGTTTCAGGAAACAATGTAGAAACAGGACTACAACCACTTACAAGTAAGAAGGTAAATTATTTCAATGAATTTGATGATACTGATGAGCCGGTAATTTATAGTGGAGTCGATGTTGATAAGAAAGGTTCTCTTGCTGAAAGGGATTATGGTGCCGCTGCAAATGCAAATCGCGCAATAGACAGCGAACCTATTTTCAGTAGCGAAGTTGTCCCGGAACCAGATACGAGTGGCCTTCAAGAATTTAACGAACAACAAAGAGCTCAACAAGATGCCGAACAGATGGAAAGAGTAAGATCTGAAGCTGGAGATTTTTCTGATATAAGTGGGTTAGGTTGATACTTAAAATATGATAATAGACGAAAGGTAATTATGTCTTCAAGATATGAAAATTCAAACATAATAACTAATTCCAGGAAAGTAGAATCTGATGGTAAAGTGAAAATAGTCAGAAGACTAAAGACAACTTTATATCCAGATTTCAATCAATTTTTGAGTGAAGACACATATATTCTATCACAAGAAAATGATAGGCTGGATATTCTAGCTAAAGAATTTTATGGAGATGAAGTTTTTTGGCACGTAATTGCAAAAGCAAACGGAATAGGACATGGAACATTGGTAGTTCCTCCCGGTATGATAATACGAATACCGTATTATGATGAATACCAACCTATATCAAAACTTATAAAAGATTTGAATGAAAGGCGATAGTTATGGCATCTGATGCATCTGGAAAATACAACCCGTTTTACAGACAAGTTTCGGGCGATGTTTCTGGTGAACTAAATAAGCGAGGTGATTTTTATGGATCACGAGTTAGGTCGCAACGAGTAGTACCCGGTACAAAAGGGTTCCCAGAAGCTGAAAGACTTTTATGGTCTTATGGAAAAACGGCATATGCAATAGTGCGTGCTGGGGGAATAACGCTTGGTGGGTCTGGTACTAGAGTTATGTCAGATAGAGGTGGAAATCTAACTCTGTATGATTCAACTAGAAATCAACCTAAATATCCATTACTCCAATCTATTGAATTATCAAATGAAGGAACTATTGGTTCTCTTCTAAAAGGTTCATTCACCTTTACTGTCTATCCTGATATTTCTTCTTCTGGATTTGCAATGGAAGGTTTAGAAAATGCCTTCTTCAAACCAGGAAAAGAAGTTACTATAAAGTATGGGTGGTCTGTTAGAGATGGTGGTCCAAATAACGGTGAACTAACCGGTATAATTTACAATTTCGATTGGAGTGTAAATAACGATTTATCTATAACCGCGAAGTGTAGTATTGTTTCAAAGGCAACTATTGCAATAGGTGTTTCTGGTGAACAGACAAACAAAGAAACAAATGACCCAAAAGAAGATCCACTCGGGCAACCAATACCGGATGGTGATTTAGCTGGTATTCTTGAGTCTGATGTGAAGTTATTGGGTGGATTAAAAAACAAGAGTGTAAATACTGGAACAACAAAGTATTACACGAAATCTGAAGTTGGCGGTTCCCAAAAATTTGATTACTATGTAATTGGTATGCCAATGAGTTTGGCAGATGTACCTGACGATCAATTATCTGGTGCAGATAAACAAAAAAAAGCAGACTATGAAAGTAATAAAGAAACACAAAATAAAAAGAATGATTTGGTAAAGAAGTTTGCAACTGGCATACAAGGTGAAAAAGAAGCACGCGCGGGATTTGAAAAGGCAAAAGCATCAGGACAAACTGAATTTGTTTGGAAAGAGAATGGGGTCGATAAAAAAGGAGACGCAGGGGCTTATGACGCTTACTTGACTAAAATCAGCGATGATAGACGAAACAGACTACGAGAAGAATATCGATCAACTTTTGGAACAAGTCCAGGAAGTGCTGGTGAAAATGATTTGGTAAAACAATCAGAATCGGCAGGAACATCTGCCGCAGCTGCGAAGGCATCAGGACAAGCAACAGCCGCAAACCAAAATCAAGGAGCAGGTCCTTATGGTGCAAAAGCACCGGCACCAGTAACTCAACCCGTATATTTTGTAAAACTTGGAGATTTGACTGAATTTGTAAATCTGATATTAGATACGTCTCCTCTCGGTGCGAGTTTGTTTATGGTACAATGTTTTGGAAACACAACAAAACATTTGCCAGACATAGTATCATCTGCACCAGAACGTGTATTTTTTCCAGACGATAAGATGGGAACGTATGGTGATTTCAAACCATACGATGGTTCTGGATTTTTGATGGCGAATATTCCGCCACCTAAAAATGGAAAATTGATTGATATTGGAAACATTCTAATATCAACCACAGCCGTTATAGAAACGTATCGTTCATTTGTAAAAGAAAACCAAACAAGTATAGAATATAAAAATCTAACTGGGTTTTTCGATAAACTAATACAGGAAGTTAACTTCGCATCGGGTGAAATGTATCAATTGGCTACTCAACTGATAGACCCACCTAAAGGTGGAAAGGGCGGTACTAAGGCTATACTTGCAATAGAAGATACAAATATTGCGTCTGAAGTAATAGATGAAGTTACAGCATTTCCTTTTACGGCTACTATTGCAAAACCTATTCTAAAATCCGTTAGTATAAGTTGTAAACCACCTGCAGCATCCGCCGCCGCAGCATACACGCAGGCGAGAGGTGATGGTAGAGTTGGTGGTGATGTATCATATTCGGCTAAAGGTGTACCGGATGAATTTACTGCTGCATATAATGGTATTCAAAAATCGAAAGACGGCTTCTTAACAAACGGAGCTGGTCCTCAGTTCACAACGGGTCTAAAGGGAAATTATGCAAGATATAAGAGGACATCTCCTGCAAATGAAAGTAGTCATTGGCTAACTAAAGTTTTGTATCCGATAGATTTTTCATTGACTATTGATGGTATAGATGGTTTTAAGTTTGGTGATGTCATACAGACAAATCTTATACCATCTAGATATAATCAAGAAGGTATGGTATTTGTTGTTACTAAAATTGGTCACACTATTCAAAACGGTGTTTGGGAAACTACTTTGAACACAAAGGCAAGAATAGATCCATCAAAACTACAACAATAGGTGTAAAATGGCTACTCGTAAAAAAATATATTATACCCCAAATGAAATAATAGAAGGACTATACACCAGAGGTGGTGAGTGGATGATATTAGATACATGGGAAAATTACTCTGGATTTTTTCATATCTATGAATCAACCAACGAAGTTTTTTCTGAGCAATCTTGGCATCCAACTAAATCAAGAAAACTAGTTCGTTTCCGTAATAAAGAAGAATCTTACTTCAAGTATATTGACATGAAGTATTATAGAAAAGTAAATGGGGAAAAAAGAGAAGTTTATGGACCAACAAAGTATTATAGATTCACATCTCCAGTTGCAGTTATTCGTGAACCAACTTCGAGTGAAAAATCAAATGGTCTTATGACTCGATATTTTCTATTCAAGAGAAATGAACTCTCTTCAAAATCACCGATAGAAATAGATAAAATCCAAGCAGATACATATGATTTGTCAAACGATGGTATAAATCAGTATTTATATGTCCTTTCAGAAATACCTTGGAAAATAGAAGGTCCTGAATTTGATATAGTTGAGAATGGTATTATAAAAGTACCTGGCGTTGTAAATACAAACAGAAGAATTATTGATAGATTCTCGAAAAAATTTCCTATATTGAGGAAAGTTCTGACTAATGTTAGAGAGTTTTCTATTTACAACACAAACAACGCGTTCTAAAATATGTATCAAGATACCCCATGTATCTGTATTCCATTCTTTTCAAACAATAACTTCCATTCATCAGAATCGGAGGTAGTTGGATTATATTTGTACTTTACTGACGGAACAACCGAATTAGTAAACTTTACACATCCTGATTCACGTATTTCTGAAAAAACATTAGAATCAATAAAGTTTCATCCAAATTCACTTGTTCTAAATAAGAAAGGTATGTTATATCATGGTTTTGATAGCGGTATTGACCTAAACTCATATCTTCATTACTATATTCACGATCATGCAAATATACAAGAATTCTACACAAGCGTGATGGAGAATTTTTACTCTCGATATTACACTTCAAAGAAGTTGACCAAGATAATTCCACTATCAAAGTTGATTGAGTTTGCCGAGAATATCATTCTTTTTACTCTCCCATACTATAAACCGGAAAAGATTTCCAAAGAATGTATAGACTACTGTGAAGACTTTATAAATACATTCAAGTTTATAGAGTCGAATGAAATTCCTGTTGGTGACGAAATGAAGAAACAAAACTATATGTGGTACACCGCGACTTCTCGTCCAAGTAATTCATGGAACAACTTCAACTTCTCTGCTTTGAATAAAAATGATGGTACACGTAATAAGATTCATTCTAGATTTGAAAACGGGAAGATAGTCCAGTTTGACTATGATGCTTTTCACATCAAACTACTGGCAAAAATTCTTGATTATAAGTTTACCAAACATCCATACGAAGAAATAAAAGAAGAGTTGGGACTTGATATTCCGTATGATGAAGTAAAGTCGAGAGTATTCCAAAACATATATGGAACAATTACAGACCAATTCATACAACATCCGTTCTTCCAAAGAGTTCAGGCAATGATTGATGAGTTGTATCAAGAGTATGTTGATAAGGAATATACTGAATCATATTTTTACCATAAGAGATTCCGTGAAATAGAAAATGCAACACCAAATAAGGTGTTCAATTACTTTCTACAATCATTAGAGACTGAATACAATGTCCGTAAATTAAAAACCGTTCTACCTCTATTAGAGGGTAAACGAACAGTATTGTGTATGTACCTCTATGATGCTTTCATATTTGATGTTCCACCCGATGAAAGAGAATTGATACCACAACTAAAACGTGCATTTGAAACAGATGATATGACGACTAAATGCTCTATTGGTAGTGATTTTGGTAGTATAACTCCATATTTATAGTCATATACTATTATAGGAATATTCAAATGATAGACATTATAGAAGATATTGTAAATGAATGGTCAAAGAAGATACCATCGGGAATAATTGATTTAGAAAACGAATCGCATATGTATGAACTTTTAGAGGTTTTGAATCGCAAGATTGATAACCCGCAAATCGTAAAGGCAGTAATGGAAAATATTCGGGAACAAACGAGAGAGAGGTATTGAAGACACAATTAGTATGCACCTTTGTGAAAAAATATGAGATAGATGAAAAATTAGATGATATAAAAAATGAGTTCAGAGTTCTGAATAACAAAGTATTTCTTTTGAAATCACAAGACTTGGTAAATGAACTTATCCTATCTTACAACGTTCTTTTAGATTCACATAAAGACTTTTTACCAGGTTCAATTTTGGTTCATCGTAAAAAGGAAAGTAATACAATTTATACTATCAACGCACTCAATGAGTTGATTATGAATTTGAATAACGGAGTTCTCGATAAGACATACCCAATAGAGTGGGAAACTTACAGAGATATTATGATGTTGAAGAAGCCAGAAGGACTGAAGATAATCAAGATTGAATTGATACGAGTCTATTCAATATAAAAATCCAACCACCTTATATTTATGTTATATGGTGTTTTCTGTTTAGAGTATTATTATGAATGAAATTCAACTTATAAAAGAGACAAACGAAATTATCGAGTCAATCCGAAAAGAATTCGCTTCCATTCGTGAAGCCGAAGGATTTGAGGGTGTGTTCTCTGATATTAGTAAACAACTAAAAGATATTTCAATGTTGCCTAATAGCACAATTGATGTCTCCAAATACAAAGAACAGGAAATTGTTCAGACTCTAAAAAAACTTGGGTATGAATACAAGAAACCATATGGTAATAAACTTCACTTCTTCAACAAAAAAACAAGTATAAGTGTCTACCTTGATAAATCGAAGGGTATGATAACACCGATACCATAAGAGGAAATTATGAAACGTATAAACGAAGCAACATTACTTTCAACTGGAAACGCAACATCACTAATGGTATTTATTGATTTGGCTATGGTTGTTGAAAAACAACGTGGTATGTTGCCAATAGCCTTTCCAAAATTAGGAAATAAGGGAATCAATAAGATGTTGAGAGGGTTTGCCTCCAATGAAACTTATTCGGATAAAAAAGAACAACTCCTCGGTATTTCAGAAAGATTTTACAACAACGGTCCTATCAAGGCATTGTATAAAACACTCGCATTCCTCTCATCACAACCAACAAAACCAGAAGAATCTGATAAAAGAATTGGAGATGTAAACCGTGTTCTCTCTAAAATTGAAAGAATGATAAACGGTAAACTAACAGACGAAGAACGTGAAATGTTTTCCCAAATGGAAGATAGTCTTGATAATTTTAGTGACGGTCTGAACTCAAATCTAAATTCTTCATTGGAATCTTCAGTTGGTCAAGAAGAACCATCTCCAGAAGAGAAGCCAGAAGAAAAACCAAAGGAAGAACCGAAACCAGAGGAGAAACCTAAAGAAACTCCAAAGCCGGAAGAAAAACCAAAGGAAGAACCAAAGCCAGAAGAAAAACCAAAGGAAGAACCAAAGCCAGAAGAAAAACCAAAAGAAAAGACGGAAGAACAATTCAGAAGTCTAATAAAAAGACTTGTTCGGGAATCTTTAAAAGAATTTCAAAAATAATTTTGGAAATCTGTAACTTTTTTCGTAGATTAGGATTCCTGTAAAAACAATTCTATCAAAGGAGATAATATGAAGACAACACTACTTTCACTCATCACAGTTCTTGGACTTATGTCAATCGTCGGTTGCTCAAACACGGAAACCGGTCCAACAGAACCAGAGGCAATGTACACAACAATGGGATTCAATTCAGATGGTTCTATTTCAGAACAACCAATTGAACGACCAAATCCAGATAATGGTAAAAAGGTTACACCGAGTCCATTCGTTGACCTACTTCGTCTTCTAAATCTTACATCAGAACAAAAACCTGTTGTGGAAAGACTACTTATTCAACATAAACAATGTACACAATCTTGTATCGAAACACTCAAGACAGCTGAACGTGAAATTCTTATAAACGCAAAAATCGAAGAAAATAAAATCAAAGACGCATTGAAGGGCGGTACAATCACTCGTGAAGTTGCACGTCGTGAATTGGCTCAATTGAAAAAATCAACACAAGAAAAACTAAAAGCACTTCCAAGAGAAAAGGTTCGTGAATGTCTACAAGGGTGTGATACACAATTCCTAAACTCACTCAAAGAAATTCTTACATCTGAACAGAAAATTAAACTTGAAAAGTGGATTGCCTCTCGTCAAAAGAGAGGAACCACAGACGATAAGAATCCAAAGGGTCGGGGTTAATTCCCTGACCCTTTTGGGTTTTTACAAACACCTATTGACTTTTAACATTTAATTTCGTATATTAGTACTATCAATTGACCTGATACAGTTATCAGTTCACAATTATCATTTAACTTTTAGGAGTACCTATATGGCAATCAATCTTGATGCTATCAAAAACCGTTTGAACAATCTGAAGAATGCGAATAATCGCACTTCAAATATTTGGAAGCCAGAACCTGGTGAACACCAAATCCGAATTGTTCCTTATGTACACAACCGAGAAAATCCTTTCATCGAGTTGTTTTTCCACTACAACTTTGGAAACAAGAAGTCAATCTTGTCACCACAATCATTTGGTCGTCCTGACCCAATTGCTTCTTTTGGAGAAAAGCTGAAGCAACAAGGCGATAAGGAAAGTTGGTTGATGGGTCGTGGTTTGGAACCAAAGATGCGTACATACGTTCCTGTTATCGTTCGTGGTCAAGAACACGAAGGTGTAAAGTTTTGGGGATTCGGAAAGGGTCTCTATCAGGAACTTCTTGGTTTTATTGCAGACCCTGACTACGGTGATATTACAGACTTGAAGGAAGGTCGCGACGTTGTAGTAACTGTAAAGTCGGCCGAAGAAGCTGGTAAGAGTTACGCAGAAACAACAATCCGTATCAAGCCAAAGCAAACACCAGCAACAGAAAATCCTGAAATTATTGAAAAGATTAAGCAACAGCCACAAATAACTGAGCTTTATCCAGAACCAACATATGAAGAGTTAAAGACATATCTTGACATACATATGGGTCTGAAGGACGGAAGTCAGGAAGTTGAATACAAGAAGCCAGCTGAAGCTCCAAAGCAGACGGTAACAAAGTCAGAAGTTGAAGACGCATTTGATGACCTCTTCAACTAATAGGAGTCCTCTATGGCAAAAAACAAAATGGAACTCACCGATGAACTCGGTGGTGTGATTGCTGAAACTATCAACAAGCAATTCAAATCTCAAAATCTCAAAACGGCTTACTTCTTGGAAGGTGACGATGATGCACCAACCATCGTGAAGGAATGGGTATCTACTGGGTCAACTATCCTTGACCTTGCCATCTCAAACAGAAAGAATGGTGGATTTCCCGTTGGTCGTGTTTGTGAAATAACAGGGTTGGAACAGAGCGGTAAGTCACTACTTGCCGCTCACACCCTACTCAACACTCAAAAGAAGGGTGGTCTTGCTGTCTACATTGACACAGAAAATGCCCTTTCAACAGAGTTTCTTTCAGCCATCGGTCTCAATCTAAAAGAGATGTTATATGTTCCACTCGAAACGGTGGAAGATATTTTCGAAACGGTAGAGACCATTATTGAGAAGGTTCGTTCATCAGATAAGAACCGACTTGTGACTATCGTTGTTGACTCTATTGCAGGAGCTTCAACAAAGACAGAAATGGCGGCTGACTTTGATAAGGATGGTTATGCAACTGCTAAGGCACTCATCATCTCAAAGGCGATGAGAAAGATTACGAACTTGATTGGTCGTGAACGTATCTGCCTTATCTTTACAAACCAACTTCGTCAAAAGTTGAATGCACCGGCTTTCTCTGACCCGTGGACAACTCCAGGTGGTAAGGGAATTCCATTCCACGCCTCTGTACGAATCCGTCTATCATCCATCGGTGCCATCAAGGCAAAAGTGAACGGACAAGATACAATCGTGGGTTCACGAGTAAAGGCAAAGCTCGTGAAGAACAGGTGCGGCCCTCCTCTACGTGAAGCCGAATATGCCGTCTATTTTGATAGCGGTATAGATGATTATGGTTCTTGGTTGGAAACAATGAAGGATTATAATCTGGTGAAACAAAGTGGTGCTTGGTATGAATGGACAGACCAAACAACAGGAGAGATTATCAAGTTCCAAAGTAAGGACTTTGTATCAAAGATAATCAGCAACCCTGAATACAAAGAAGTGGTCTACGATTCCATCGCCGAAAAGGTGGTGATGCAATACCAGAAAACAGATGAAGTCAGAATTGATGATGTATCAATTACGGACGAACCGCTGTTAGACGAGGTTTGATTTAGTATGGGGTGAAGAAAAAAATCTTTGCCCCATATTTATATCATATAACCAAAGTATTTTTTTTTTTTGGAGTCCAAAATGAAATTATCAACTAGAAAAGAATTGCTCGCCGAAGCATCAAAGGTATTAAAAGAATTCAAGAAACAGGGTTCTAACTATGTCTATACCACAGAAGAAGTAAATAGAATAAAGCAATTGATCGGTGTTATACTCAATTTAACAGAAGATTCAATTGAAGAACTGAACACTTCTTCATCAACTATAAAGAAAATGAGAGCATCTTTGGAAGATAGTGAAGGTGGAAATTCATTGACAAATTCACAAATGTCAGAATTTGTTAAAGGTGTATTTGGAATAAACAGACAAGGAAAATCCATAGGTAAACTAATGAAAGAAACCGAAAGACTTTTAAAAATGATTGGTAGATAAAATTGAACGACTTGAAAAAGATGAAGTAATCGGAGTCAAACGTGAAATTGTCAAGTAGAAAAGAACTACTCAACGAAGCCGAAGAAGTATTACGTCAGATTCGTAATGAAAATAAACAGAATCTGAACGAAGGTGTGTTATACAATATTTGGTCAAAGATTGTTGACAAAATAGAAGACCACGCAGAAACTTTATTCTTATTACCACTTGCCGCTGGTAAAGCTGCCGCTATTCTTATTGCAACAGGACAGGGATGGGTAGTTCCTGTATTACTTGCCGCTCTCGGTGCAGCAATAGGTATTGGTTCATTGGATAACTTATTGAGAAAGTATTTTCAATCTAAATACTCTGATGAAAAATTGAAACCAATTATTGACGAGTTGATTCCTATCTTTTCAAAAGACGCACCAATAAATGCACATATGGCAAACATCCGAAAAATAAATGACGAAATCAAAGAAATACAAAAACAATACGGTTCTGTCAAGAAGTATAGTAAAGGTTCTCCTGAAATTCGTAAAGCCCTTTCTAAAAAGGAACAGGAATTGAAAGATGAGATTCGTGGACTTGAAAATAAAATACGTGATAGATTTACACTTGTAATGAGAAAAACTGGAATGAATAAGAAGTTCATGGCATCAATGCCTGGCAAAGATACATTCGCTGGTGATAAGTTCGGTAGTCCAGAAAGATATAAAGCTGATGTTAGAGATGCCGTTCTGAAAGCAATAGAACCAACATCATCTGAATTACAATCTATACAACGTGATGTGAAACAAATGAAAGAATCAGTAAGGAAGAGAAAAAATCTTCTGTAAAACTTCAAAGGGAACTTCGGTTCCCTTTTTCATTTGGAAATCTCCCGAAAATTTCATATATTGTAGTCCATTCAAATTCACACGGAATACATTATGATGATTCGGAAATACAAAGACCTACTCAAAGAAGTAGAAGAAGAACACAAAAACGCAGATAATCTCCACCGAGATAGTAGGGTTCTCGTAGTGGATGGAACCAATCTTTTCATCCGTGTATTCTCCGCAATTCCAACACTCAACGAAGATGGTCAACACGTCGGTGGACTTTCAGGATTTATGAAATCACTTGGTGCCACAATTCGTATGGTAAAACCTACGAGAGTTGTAGTTGTCTTTGATGGTAAGGGTGGTTCACATCGTAGACGTAAAATCTTTGATAACTACAAGGAACGTCGAGCAATCAAGTCCCGTCTCAATCGTGCAGTTGGATTTGAAGATTTAGCTGACGAACAGGCATCCATGAAATGGCAGATGGTTCGTCTTTACGAATACCTCCAAAATCTTCCACTCACAACAATCGTGGTTGACCATATTGAAGCTGACGATGTTATCGCTTATTTGGCATCCTACTTCAAGGAAAAGGTTTACATCCTATCCAATGACCGAGATTTTCTCCAATTGGTTTCAGAGAATGTAAATGTTTATGTTCCTACTAAAAAGAAAATGTATAACCCTCAAAACTTGGTAGAGGAGTATGGAATCTCGTGTGAAAATTTCACCATCTACAAAGCTCTACTTGGTGATAACTCCGACTCCATTCCAGGAATCCGTGGTATGGGAGATAAGACAATTCAAAAACACTTTCCACAATTAGCAGAATCGAGAAGAATTCCTTTGGAAGAGTTCATAGAAAGTTGTAAATTGTATGATGGTAAAGCCAAAGTTATGACAGAACTAAAACAAAACATTCCTAACCTAGAAAGAAATTATCAGTTGATGCAATTGTTAGACGTTGATATTCCATCTTCAACAAAGTCAAACATACGTGGTATGGTTGACGGAGAGATTGGTGGTCTAAATAAGATTCAACTTGAAACAATGTGTCTTCAAGATAAACTTCGTGGTGTAATAACGAATTGGGATGAATGGCTCCAAAACAATTTCAGTAATCTAAATTCCCTACGGGAGAAGTATGCAGGATAATTTGTCCGAATATGGGCACACCTTCCAAACAAAAGTAATTTCATCTCTCATTTCAGATAGAGGATTCCTACAACAAACTTCTGATTTGTTGGAACCGGCTTACTTTGAATCACAGGCAAACAATTGGTTGGTAGATAAGATTCTAAAATACCATACCCAATATAAATCTGCACCAACACCAGAAGTGTTCAAATCACTTCTTGTTCCTGTTGAAGATAAACTCCTAAGAACTTCTATCGTTGATGGATTGAAGGAAGCACTTCGACTTCAAAACTCTCCTGATTTGGAATACGTCAAGAATGAAACGATTGAGTTCTGTAAGAATCAAAAGATGAAAGTTGCCATCCTTGAATCTGTTGACCTTTTGAAAGCTGGTAAGTTCGATGCAATCAAGAAGAAGGTTGACTCTGCACTCAAAGCTGGTGCAGATAAAGACGTTGGTCACGAATACAAAGACCAAATAGAAGAACGATATTCAGAAGGTGCCCGTAGTTGTGTTGCAACAAACTGGGACGTTATCAACGATATTATGTCAGGTGGTCTTGCTGGTGGTGAGTTGGGTGTTGTAGTTGCCCCTGCCGGTGGTGGTAAGAGTTGGGGTCTTATCAACGTTGCTGCTAACGCGGTAAAACAAGGTAAGACGGTTATTTACTATACACTTGAATTGAACGCCTTCTATGTTGGTAGACGTATTGATGCTTACCTTACAAAGATTCCATTCCAAAATCTACAAGAAGAACATTCTCGTGAACGAATCCAAGAAGCAATGGAAGGACTCGAAGGCAATCTCATCATCAAGTATTACCCTACGAGAACTGCCTCGATAACTACTATCACATCACACATAGAAAAATGTATTTCTCAGGGAAAAAAGCCAGACATGATTGTTCTTGATTATGCTGACTTGATTCGTCCATCGAAGGCTGGTGATAAGAGATTGGAATTGAATGACATCTACGAAGACCTTCGTGGTGTTGCTGGTGAGTATGATATTCCAATTTGGACTGCATCACAAGCCAATCGTTCTGCCACAGAAGAAGATGTGATTGAAGGTAATAAGGTTTCAGAATCTT